CGGTGGTGTATGGGCTTCACAAGTTGACTTTGGAGATGAAGCTACTTATGAAATGGATTTTTACGGAGGCTATGAATTATGGCTATCCGATAAGTGGTCTATAGACGTAGGTGTACTCCAATATAATTGGGACAAAGGATATGATGATGTTGAAGAAGCTTTTGTAAAAGTAGGTTTAAAAGATTTATCAGTAGGTTACTACGTAGACTTAAGCAACTCAGACAATACCTACATGGAAGTAGGTTACACTCTACCATTTATTAAATGGGTAGACCTAGGAATAAACTACGGCAGATTCGACGAAGATAATGATTTTTGGAAAGTAAGCATGGGTAAAATACTTGGAAACAAGTGGTACGTTAATGCAGAAATCTACGAAGATGCAAGACAGGGTCAGTTCACTGACCATGCAAATATAGGACTTTATTACATTTTCTAATGGCATACTCTCAGAAAGTAGTTGATAGATTTAATGATGTATTAAATAATCCTGCCAAACACGCGGTCGGTAGGTTTGACCCTAAAGACCCAAGCGTTGCAACAGGTATGGTGGGAGCACCTGCCTGTGGCGACGTAATGAAACTAGACCTAAAGCTAGACGAAAACGATAGAATACTAGATGTTAAGTTTAAGACTTATGGTTGCGGTTCAGCAATCGCTTCTTCTACAATGTTTGTAGAAATGCTAACAGGTAAAACTATAGCAGAAGCTAAATTAATTAAAGACAAGGACATTGCAGATGCCCTTGAGCTTCCTCCAATCAAACTGCACTGTTCTGTACTAGCAGAGGGTGCCATTTCAAAAGCAATAGTAGATTGGGAAGCAAAGAAAGCAAAAAGGCAACATAATGGAGGCCCTAAATGATAGACGGTTATACAACAAAAGAGATGAAACCAACAGAGATGGAAGCACCAAAACCTAGCGGAATGGAAAAACCCGCAAGAATGGAAGATGGAATGATATTTGAAAAAGACGGAATGTGGTTTTTCAAATGGAAAGGTGGAGAATGCGGATACCCTACTAGAGAACTAGCAGAAGCTGGATTAGTTAAAGTAAGTGGCAACTCTTAAAGAATTTTTTAATAAAATAAAAACCGTACCTGGAAAACTAATGAAGTTTTGGTACTGGTTTAGAAGTTGGTTTGTTAGTTACTACGTATTAAAAGTAAGTTACAATGCAACTTGGGGAGACTCAGACGACCAAGAGTTTATTGTAGCTAAATTTTACAAAAAACAACCAAATTATATAAAGTTCAAGACTCAAGAAGGAGAAATCGTAGAGATAAGAGGAGCCGAAGGACTTAATTACAGGATACAAGAACTATGAATCAATTACTTATAGGTATAATACTAGTTTTAGGACTAGGAAGCTATTACCTCTATACAGAAAATCAAACACTAGCAGCCAATAACTTAGCGTTAGAGGGTGCAGTATCCACTCAGAAAGAAGCAATCGCTTCATTACAAAATGACTTCGCTTTACAAACAGAACAAATGCAAATTATGACTGTAAAAAGCCAAGCAGCTCAAAGAGAATTAAATAGGTACACACAATTTATACAAAATTATGAGTTAGCCGCAAAGATAATAGCAGATCCAGTAGAAATGGAAAGGAAAATAAATAATGGAACAAAACATATTATGGAAGAAATCGAGAAACTTAGCGACACTGTCGATAATCTTGATGATGGTTTGCAGTTGCAGCCTAATTCCAACTAAGCAAATAGAAGTCGTAGCAAAACCACTAGAGAGAACAATTGTTCAACCAGTGATGCCGCGAGAAATCGACTTAAAAGACCCTACATGGATTGTGGTTAACCCTGATAACTGGGAAGACCAGTTAGCAAGAATAGAAGAACAAGAAGGAGAATTAGTATTTCTTGCAATGACTATACCAGATTATGAAGTCATGGCATACAACATGCAAGAATTAAAAAGATATATAACAGAACTTAAGGACGTTGTAGTATATTATAGAGAAGTTACTATGCCGCCAAAAGATGAGCCTAGCAAAGACTAGACTTGAAATGTGTAGTAGGTGTCCCTACTATACACGCTTAAAGGTTTGTAAAGTATGTAAATGCTTTATGCCTCTGAAAGCAAGAGTTAAGAAGGCAAGTTGCCCTCTTAAGCTATGGGAGAGATAGCATGATGGAATTAATAGGAACAATTACAATGATTGTAACGGTAGCAAGTATAATTGCGGCTTCAACGCCAACACCAAAAGACGACGTATGGATTGGAAAACTGTATAAATTTATAGATTTACTAGCCCTTAACATCGGCAAGGCGAAACAATAATGCCATACCACACTAAACCAAAAAAGAAAAAGAAAAAAGGTAAAAAGAAAAAAGGCATGAAGCATCATGGCTGCTAAGCGTAGAAAGAAAGCGCCTAAAGGGTATCATTATATGCCCAATGGCAAGCTAATGAAAGGTACTACACATGGCCGTAAGAAGAAGAAAAAGAAGTAAAGCTTCCAAGAAAAAACGTAATATACCTACTAACAAAAAGCTATATGCAAGAATAAAAGCAAAGGTTAAAAGAAAGTTTGCTGTTTATCCATCTGCATATGCTAATGCATCTCTTGTAAAACAATACAAGGCTGCAGGAGGGAGGTACAGACGTGGCTAGTGGACTTAAGAAATGGTTTGGTCAGAAATGGGTGAACATAGGAGCCAAGAAAAAGAATGGCAAATATCCTAGGTGTGGAAGACCTAAAGCAAAGCTAACAGGAAAAGGATATCCTAAATGTGTACCAGCTGCAAAAGCTGCTAGAATGAGTAAAAGTCAGATCAGATCGGCCGTCAGCCGCAAAAGGTCTAAGAAGCAGGGAGTTGGTGGAAAACCCACAAACGTAAGAACTGCTGGAAGGAGAAAAAGCCGTGGCCGTTAGAAAGAAAAGAACTGTCAGACGTAAAAAAGACTCAAGATTGAAAAGAGTGGGCGTATCAGGGTATAATAAACCAAAGCGTACGCCCAATCACCGTACAAAGTCCCATGTAGTTGTAGCAAAAGTTGGAAAACGAGTTAAAACTATAAGATTTGGGCAACAAGGCGTGTCAGGAGCAGGAAAATCTCCAAAATCAACGGCACAAAGAAAACGCAGAGCTTCATTCAAAGCTCGTCATGCCAAAAATATAGCTAAAGGCAAAATGTCAGCAGCTTATTGGGCAAATAAAGTAAAATGGTAAACAAAATTAAAGAAACAGCTTTAAAAGTTTGGAATATGGTAAATGGTAAAGATAAAAACCTAGATGGTAAAGTCGATATTCATGATGCAATGTTAGAAGCTAAACAAAAAGCAAAGAAAAAACAGGAGAAGTAAATGAACTACAGATTATACGCAGTGGAAGCTGCCTGTGGTACTAGTGTCGGAGCAGCCTCTACTTTTGCAAACGCAACTGAAGTAAGACTATTTAATAATAGTAGTTCTAATCAGTTAGTCACTGTAGCAAACGCAGCAGATGCAACCCTAGGTACAATGACATTAGCTGATGGTGAAGTAACATTCATTATGAAAGACCCAACTGACCAAATATTTGCCGCAGCAGCGACAGTATTAGGTACACCAGTTAAATATAGCTAATGGTAGAGCATTGGTTAAAAGATGTTGCAGAAACCGCAACAGTTACTCTTGATGTATTAAACAAGAAAGCTGAACAACGCGGTGTTGTAACTCACGCTGATGAAACTGTACAAAGTTTGTGCATGGGGTATTTATACTTACTACATTTATGCGACCAGCAAGGTGTACTAGAAAGGCGTGATATAGAAACGCTTACCGATACAATCAAAAAACATACAACTATTCACTAAATATGTTAGACGTCAGCAGAACAGATATTATTAGCTCTGAATTAATGAAATTTGACCAAGCCGATAGGTTTATTAAATTACCAATTCAAAGCTACATGGATTTATTAGGTATTGAACCTAATAGTTCGCAGAAGGCATTAATCAATGCCATTAATAATCCAAAGTATAGATTCGTGTGTGCCGCCTTATCAAGGCGTCAAGGAAAAACATATATAGCAAATGTCATAGGACAGCTTGTATCACTCGTGCCAGGCTCCAACATATTAATTATGTCACCGAACTACTCACTTTCACAAATTTCTTTTGACTTGCAAAGACAGCTAATTAAGCACTTTGATTTAGAAGTTACTAAGGATAATGCAAAAGACAAAGTTATAGAACTATCTAATGGTTCTACTATACGTATGGGTTCTGTAAATCAGGTGGACTCTACAGTTGGTAGAAGTTATGATTTAATCATTTTTGACGAAGCAGCACTAGCTGATGGCAAAGATGCTTTCAATGTAGCACTTAGACCTACATTGGATAAAGAAAATAGTAAAGCAGTATTCATTTCAACTCCAAGGGGGCGAAATAACTGGTTTGCTGACTTCTACCACAGAGGGTTTAGTGATGAATTTAAAGACTGGTGTTCTATTCGAGCAACATATCATGAAAATCCAAGAATTAGTGAACAAGACATACATGAAGCTAAGAAAGCTATGTCAACAGCAGAATTTTCACAAGAGTACTTAGCTGACTTTAATACTTATGAAGGACAGGTCTGGAATTTTAATTTTGAAACCCAGGTTGGAGACTTCGAACAGTTAGATACTAGTAAGATGGATGTATTTGCTGGCCTTGACGTAGGTTACAAAGACCCAACAGCACTATGTGTGATAGCATATGATTGGGACGAACAAAAATTCTATCTAATCGATGAGTATATGGACGCTGAAAGAACTACTGAACAGCATGCTATAGAAATCAATAAAATGATACACAAGTATAATATTGACTATATTTATATCGATTCAGCCGCACAGCAAACTCGTTTTGACTTTGCACAAAATTATGATATTAGTACTATAAACGCTAAAAAATCTGTACTAGATGGTATAGGCCATACTGCAGGTATCATAGACAATGACTTTTTACACATCGACCAAAGATGCTCTCAAGCATTGTCATGTGTAGACCAATATCAGTGGGACCCCAACCCTAACTTAATGAGAGAAAAGCCAAAACATAATATGGCAAGTCACATGGCAGATGCACTTAGATATGCGCTGTATACATTTGAGACGTCAGCAGGAACATTTTAATCAGACGACCTACCAAAAAATTATTCTTGACAAAA